TGTGTTCCTCAAGAAAAGAACAAAATGAACGTGATTGTGCGCGTGCGCTGCAATATCCGTAGCCACCGGGGCAGCTGTCGAGGATGTTGTCAGTGCAGTGAACACAATCGTTTTGGCAGTTGTGACATCATGGGCGCCGGTTATCTGCATAAACGTAGCAGCTGCGGCATTTAATGCTGCAGTTGCCTGGGCGGCAATAAGACCTGGATATCCCTCGTCTAATGTGACGGTGTACTGTCCAGTTCCTGTCCGCGCTACAGAAAACCCGGTGCCTGCATTTGCGTCATTGTCAATCGCGCCGGAACCATTCGGTTTGAAGGTTCCAGCAATGATTTTCAATTCCGGCTGCAGTGCCTGAACGCCATAAAAAATAGAATTGGCCATGATTACCTCCTATTAAGATGGAAGTGTAATCACGCAATTGAAACCGGGCGCTTCACAGGCCAAATTCGCATAGCTATGGACACGACACTCTACGCCATCGTCCGCAGACTGACGCAAGACGCGCAACCCATCGAGTTCAGTAAGCTGAACCACTGGTCCAATTGACATCAAAGACCAACGTCCAAGTTCCAGTAAATATGCCGTACCTTCGGGGCATGATTTATCCGGTACTATTTTGACGATTCCATGCGGAGCATAGAAATCCAGAGAACGATATCCGGAAACGGAATCACTCTGCTTGACCTCACGCTGAACCTGGGCGTTCAATGTCTTTTCAATTTTGACGAAATCTGCAAATGAGCAGAACAGGTGCGAGGGTTTTCCCCCTTCCCTGGCAGTGATTGCAGCAGCTTCGATGAGTGACTCAACGATAGTCATAGAAGACCCATCAATGCGCTGGCCGGCTAAACGTGTGGCATCAGTGCTTCTGTCCTGACCGAAAAAGCTATCGCCTCCGGTTGGTGCAGTTGTTGGAATCCATCCACCCATTCCAGTGATTGCTGCATCATAATTACCCTGGACATAGATGTAATCATTCTGAGCAATTGCGCCAATTCCAGCACTCAAGTTGCCGGTCATGGTGACCTGCATGGATGTGGCCGTGCGGTTCACCGCAGCGACTTCCAAGGTTCCAGATCGAACCGATCCGCCGGACTTGGTTGCAGCTACTTGCAGTTTCATTCCAACTTCAAAGTTCACAACATCAGTATCTTGGACCAGGTCCAAAGTAGTGACGCCGAAACTGGAGTTATTAACCTGGCCAATGGCACCAGATCCATCCCGGAAAAGGGCTGTGGAAATGGAATCTCCGAGTGACCGGAGAACGCCATCAATTTCAGTAGTCATCGCATTCAAAAATGAATATCGATCACCTTCTGATGCAGCGACAGCTTCACCCGCGATGGTGGCAACGCCATAACCAGTTTTTCTGGTCATGAGGAATTCCCCAATCTTGGATGCAGTTGCGTTGGATTGTGCAGTGGAAAACACTGCGGAGATGCCCTGTGGGCGATTGTAATAAACTGGGATTGGTGCATTCTTCCCTCTGAACTTCTCATCCTTTGGAACTAATTCCATAAAAGGATGCGAATCGTATACTACACGCGCCACTTCATCCGGGCGGTAGTATTGTTTGAGGGCATTGCTCCACGCGGCTAGTGTGGTGGCAGTTGCCATAATAGAATCTTTCTGACCCTTTCCATGGGTCAAGGACTGTTAAGACCCCCCGCTGCTCTCGTAAATGGCGAGTGCTTCCTCCAGGCGTTCCCGCTTGGTTTGTGGCGCTCGCGGTTTAGAGGGCGATGAGGCCGATACTTTGTTTCTTAAAGTTCTCGGTCTTGTCCTTTGAGATTCCGATGGCGTGTCCTGGGATGGGCCATCATCGGTCTGGCCCAGCAGCTTTTTCATCTTGGCAGAAGATGCCAAAACTTTGGTTTGCTGCTCGTAAAAATCCTCTATGTCTGTGAGGATCTCATGTTCCGGCTTAACCGTGCCGGACTCGGTGGCCACAATCTTTTGCATTTCTAAAATTGTAGGCCATGCATTGTCCCACTGATTGCGGGTCAATTCATATCTTTCGTCAGTCTCTACGATGTTTTTTAATTTTGCAACATAATCATCAACTTGTTTTTGCTTTTCCATTCCTTCCAGCTTCGCCAGGCGCTGATCGAGGTCAGTTTGCTGCTTGTTTGATGTTGCCGGCTTGCCGTCTGAAAGCACTTGTTTTGTGGCATCCTGGTAATTCCAGCCCACTTTATTAACCGCTGTCATCATATCCCCGGAGTCTGCAGCTGCTTTGGCTTCCTGGTATGGTTTTAATTCTTCTTTCAGCTTTTGGAGTTCTGCACGTTCTTTCTGAAGTCGGCGTTCCTTCTGAGCCACTTTTGAAAACGCTCTGCTGATTCTGGGCTGCTCCTCGGCCACTGGCTCTTCAACGGTTTCATCTTCATTATTCTCAGCAGTAATTTCAGTTTCTGGAGACTCATCCACTGGTGCAGTGTCTTCAACATCTGCAGTGTCTTCAACTTCATCAGTTTCAATGGAGCGGCCTTTTGATTCCAGCCATTCATTAACGCCGGCCTGGTCTTCTGGCGGCAATGTTTCTAAATCTTCGGTCATATTGGCAATCCTTCTTGCTGCGGCAATGCCGCGTCAATTGTTTCTGTCATTGGTGTTTCCATGCCTGCTGGCATTTCAGCACCTTCCAATCCTAATTCTTCCGCCATTCCTTGAGCAGCTGCTGCTGCTTCTTCACCAGGTGCTTCTGGGGCGGCTTCCTGGCCTTGCTGCATCAAGGCATCACATTCATCAATGAACTGCAGCATCATGTTCAATTTATCGAGTTCCAGCCCATCCTGCTCGGCTTCCAGGTATGCGACTGTCATGCGTTCTTTGGCATAGACAAGATCCATCATGGTTTCTGGAGCATGATATTTGGACTCTTCCAGAATCTCGGAAATCCGCCACTCGACATCACGTTCCAAAGCATCATAAAGAGATGTCACACTTTCCAGATCCGGAAAATCCAGCAGCCGGATGATGTGTTCTCGTCTTGTTATCACGCCATTTTGAACCAGCTCGGTCACGGCTTGCAGCCGGCCTGCCGGGGTTGATGGAAGCAGACTGACCGGGTATGCCTGCAGGACATAATCCTTCTCTGCCATGTCGATGTCTTTGAAATCGATTTCTTCCAGGGCGCGTCTTTTAAATCCTTTAACCGGAAAAGATCCAGATTCTTTGACAATTTCCCTGGCAATATCCTGGAACCATTTGGCTGCATCCATGTAGGCTTTTTCATATTTCTGACCTACCGTGATGAACCTCTCGGTTTCAATGTCGTGGAAAGTCCTCAAGGCTGCACCGGAATCGAGTCCGGATGGTTTGCGTCCGCTGGCAGATAATTCTGAAACGCCTGCGATTTCATAGGCACGTTGATAAAGCCGATCTAGATGTGCATAAACTTCGGATGACATGGCGGTTGGCGTGTAGCTGATCGGTGGCTGCCCCACATAATTGACTATCGTTCCAGGGTTATTTCTCAAGCTCGATTCCACAACCCGGCTGCCGTGTGCAACAAAGATCCATGGAACACTGACCAGGTGCATCGCCTGCTGAATCCGGAGTGCCAGTTTGTTGATTTCAAACTGGATCGATTTTAAGGATTCCACCAGTGAGATTCCGGACCATCCAAGGACTGAATCGCCCCAGGTCATGGTGACAAATGGATAGTTAGAATAGTTGTATTGCTCATCCACCAGGACCAGATTATCCATGGTGATGGCGTGCTTGCCGTCATCAGCTCCATTGATTGACGGAAGATGCCATGACTCGACAACTTCAACCATTTCCGCATCATGTCCCTCTTCACCGAAATAATCACTGTCTGATGCAGCTGCATAGTAAAGAATCTGATCCTCAAATTCTGGAAAGTTCAAAATCATCTGCTGCAAAGGAACCTTTTTAACCTGGTGCAGGGATGGCGGAATTTCGGAATACATCGCCGCATTCAGATCCCACAAAAGTTCGTTTGGGAAAACACGTTCCGCAAATATCTCAGACCCATCCCGGCCTATTTTCATCGCAGCAAGATCAAAAATGCAGGCATCCTGGAAGATCTTCGGCATCAGAGAATAAAGATCCACCTGGTGAAAGATCCCTTCCATGGCATCAGTCAACTTTTTGGCACGGTTCCGCAGCCGATAATCACCGCGCTTGGTCAGATACATAGGGCGCGGTCTTGACTTGCCAAGGCGGGAAACCAAGGTGTCCGTGATGTTTCCTACCACATTCAGACGCATCCTAAAATCTTCCGCCATTGGCAGGCCGATCCGCATCGATGGTTCAAACCGGTCAAGTGCTTCATAATTCCGCTGGGTGTACATCCGCAGCATATCCACGTTCAGCTGCATCCGCCCAACATGGTCCTCTTTGAGCTGGTTCACCGTCTGGGTCAACCGGTTTCCAAGTTCTTCCTCGGTTTCTGCTTGCCACCAAAATGCCATGTTATGACTCCATCTGATAATCTCTGATTAAACTATTTTCTGATGGAAGTGCAGGCATTTTCAGCTCCGGCATTTCCTGGTAAAATTTTACTTTCAAACCATGCCCTTCAAATTCTGCCACCCGGTTTTCACTGAGGGATTTCACCAGGTTCAATGTTTCCTGCTGGTTCTGTTTCTGTGACTTCGACTTCTTCCACCAATTCATCATTTGTTTGTCCTTCTACTTTGTTTATCTGCTCTGCAACCGCTTCCATATAATCAGTGAAAAGTGTGGCATTTCTCTTTTCATCATTAAGGTCATATTGACGCGCCCCAAAATTCAGCACTTCGGTTTTTCGTAGGTCTGGTTCGTAATACATAAAGACCACATCCGGTTCCCCATTGTTGAACCGTTTAAAATCTTCTTTGCTCCATCCTGGCGGTGCTTCCTCATCAGACCATGGAAGCCTCGATGCGACTTTAAAACCTACTTTGGAATAAATGTGCGGCAACTGCGTGTCAAATGCGTCTAGTTTCCGGCCACCTTCCTGGACTGCAAGAAGCATCATCACCGGACCAACTGCACGATATTTTGATTTGGAGTGGTTAAAGACACTGACGATGTCACCATCATCTTTGATGGCAAATCCGGCCTTTTTGTCTGGAGTGACAAAAAGCTTCATCTGTTCATATTCCTCCGGAGAGTAAACATAAACAGATTTTCCATATTTTGTGGAATTGGCCGCTTCAGTAATGGCCTTGGTGAAGCTGGCTACGCCGTTTTTGTTGGGTTTTAACTGGACAATTGTTTCTGGAGCATTGATCCCAAGGGATTTCAGCTCCGAAACGGTTTCTTTAGGTAGGGAAAATGCGTCTAGCTGATTTGGAGCAGCTCTTCCGCTTCCTCTGGTGAAAGCCCCCCTGCCACTAGTTCCTGTTTCAGCGGGTCTGAGCTTTTTGCGGATGTTGGTGAAGACTGCCGGGATTGCTCCGGCTCTATATTGCTCCTCAAATCGTTGACCAACGGTTCCAATAAATTGTTCACCGTAAGTACCTGGATCGCTTCCTGGGTCTTCTGATCCAAACCCTGCGATGTTTGCGAGTTCTGGGAGTCTTTCGCCATATCCTGCCTCTGTTAAGATTTGTGCATATCTGCCAGTACCCAATAGTGTAGCAAAGTCGGGAACTTCCGCAATTCGTTTATCAATGGCTTCAGTGTCGGCAACAATCTGCGGAATGGTCCTGGTTTCACCCGCTTCACCGCGCTGCTCCATCACTGCTTTGGTAAAACTCCAAACCGTTTCCTGGATTTCCCGCGCTGACCAATCCTGGCCGGTAGCTTTTTTCAAAATATCTGCAGCTTTACGATGCAATGCGCTGCTGGCCAGGTATCCCGGCCCTTTATAGCCTAATTTTTCCCTTCCAAGTGAAGTGTCAAACATCCGGCCTGCTCCGGAAAAGACATCTTGGACCACTCCAACCGCCTTTCCTTCCCAGGTGTCGTTGGTCACTTCATCTTTGTTGCCCTGGATGTTCAAACTGAAGCTTTGAACCTTTGGTCCGGACAATCGAATCGGCATTCCTTCCGGGGTTGTCAATGCGCGGATCGAGTTGGGACGCCATGCGCCTAAAACAGACTTCAGATTCACTTTTTGGGCGTTTTCTGGGGATTCTGCTTGGAAAATTTGAATTTTTTCGATTAATTCTTCCTTACTTCCATCCTCACCAAGGCCAAGATCCTTGGACAGCTGCTTCAGCTGCTCCCGGTTACGGCGTTCAATCGGTGATTTTTGGATGGCAGATCCCATTACCTTCATTATTTCTGCTTCATCAGTGGGTCTGCCGGCCTCAACCCATCCCTTCCATACATTCAGAGCGTTTTCCAGGTTTGATTCGACACTAGTCTGCGGGGAAAGTGCTGCAAGCAGCGCAGTGAACCGTGGGGCATCATCTTCAAACACTTGATCGATGGCATTTCCACTGGCACGGTACCATCCTTTTTTCGATTTTCCGCGCATGGCCATGGCTGCCAGTTCCTGGGAACGTAAACCACTTCCACCAGGTAGAATCCTTTTGTCTTCGCCCTCTTCTTGTTTCGCTGTTATGGGCTGAGCCTGCATCAGT